GGAGCTGGTGAAACACTTTCGTTCAATCTAAATGTTTCTGGTCATCCATTTGTAATTCGTGAATCATCTGGTGGTGCAAATACCTCTGCTGGTCTGACACATATATCGACCACAGGTGTCGTATCAACTGGCGCAGATGCACAAGGAAAAGTTTCTGGCATATTATTTTGGAAAGTTCCATTTTCTTTAGTTGGCAGTACCTATGTGTATCAATGCACGATTCATGGAGGTATGGTTGGGAATATTGTCATACAACAACCTACCTCATTTGTTGCTGCAAATACGACACTTGCTTTCAATACTGCCAATGCAGCTTTCTTAGCAGCTAATGCTGCTACGGCTACTGATACAACTCAAAATAATAGTATCGCCGCTGCATTTACTGCTGCAAATAGTGCTGGTGTTTATGCCAATGGTGCCTTTGCAGCAGCCAATGCTGCCACAGCAACAGATACAACGCAAAACAATTCTATTACGGCAGCCTTTGCAACTGCCAATTCTGCCAGTTTATATGCAAATGGCGCTTTCGCTCGTGCTAACAATTCTCTCAATGCAAATACTGGTGGTACGGTAACTGCAAATGTAACAATCTCTGCAAATTTAACAGCATCAAATGTAGCAACACAAACATACATTCAGTTTGGTGATGGCACGAAACAATTTACTGCAAACGCAGGATCAGGCGGTGGTGGTACAACAGACCAATATGCAAGAGATACTGCTAATGCTGCATTCATACATGCAAATTCAGCCTTTGATGCTGCAAACACAGGCGGTGGTGGAAGTGCAAACTCATTTGGACGAATTGTTGCCAATGTAGGAACAATTCTTGCGACTACCGCAAATGATTCTTTAGAAATTATTGGAGAATCAGGTATATCAGTTTCTTCAAATGTCTCTGCAAAAAAAGTTATTGTAAGTGTGCCTGCAGGTTTTACTTTTACTACTGCTGATTACGGTTTTGTAACTGATTCTACCAATGTAATTTACGATTATGGCACACTATAAATAGAAGAATATGGCGACACAAGTTCAACTTAGACGAGGTAATAACACACAGACCCTTGCGTTTACAGGTGCTGAGGCTGAGATTACCGTTGATACAGACAAAGAAACCGTAGTTGTTCACGATGGTTCAACTGCGGGTGGCTTTCCGTTAGCAAGAGAAGCCGCAGCAAACTCGGCCGGCGCATATGCCAACTCTGCCTTTAATGTTGCAAATACGGCACAGACAACCGCAACAAACGCAGAAGCTGCCGCAGTTGCACTTGCGATTGCTTTAGGATAAAACATGGCACAACCAGCAACAAGACAACAATTCGTAGACTACTGCAAACGCCGATTAGGCTTTCCAGTTATTGACATCAATGTGGATGATGACCAAGTGAGCGACCGCATTGACGATGCCTTACAATTCTTTGAAGACTATCACTTTGATGGTGTTGAAAGAATTTATATGAAACATCAAATTACACAAGAAGATATTAATCGCCGTTGGATTTATTGTCCAGATGCCGTTACATTTGTTACCGGTGTGTTTCCTTTTGACGATTCAAATTCGTCAATCAATATGTTTGACCTCAGATATCAATTGCGACTGCACGACCTCTATGACTTCACATCGGTATCGTATGTGTCATATGAAATTACGATGCAACACATTCGCACATTGAATCTGTTGTTCTCTGGCACACCACAGTTTCGTTTCAATCGTAAGCAAAATAAAATCTTCTTAGATGTTGATTGGGAAAGAGACTTTGAAGTTGGCAATTATGTTGTCATGGATTGCTATCGTGCAATGCGACCAACAACACTTATACTTACTGGTACTGGTACTGCCGTAACAACTGCAAATACAGTTACAGGAACAAATACTGTTTTTGACCAAGAGTTATTGGAAGGCGATATCATTACGCTAGACGGTCAAGAATTACAAATCAAACAAATTATTTCACCAACTGTTCTGACAACAATTGGTCCCGTTGCATCTGATGTTACAAATGGTACACTTACTAAACCAGGCAACTCAGAGGTCTTTAATGATAGATTTCTCAAACAATACGCAACCGCACTCATTAAATACCAGTGGGGTTCGAATTTAAGTAAGTTTGCTGGCATTCAAATGCCAGGTGGTGTTACTCTCGATGGTGTTCGTATCATGCAAGAAGCAAGAGAAGAAATGGACAAAATCGAAGAACAAATGTTTAATTTCAACAGTCTGCCAAGTGAGATATTTACAGGTTAAAATGAATGGGCACAAATGTATATTTTAATCCATTTCCATCTAGCCAGATAACTTCCGAGCAGCTGCTCGTTGAAGATTTGGTAATAGAGGCCATGCAAATTTATGGCATGGATATCTTCTATCTTCCTAGAGCAACAAGAGACCAAGTAGATTATCTCTATGGTGAAGACACACTCAAACAATATGTGACTGCCTTTCCAATTGAGATGTACCTAGAGAATGTCACTGGTATGGATGGCGAAAGAGAATTCATTTCTAAATTTGGTTTAGAGATTCGTGACGAAGCAACATTCTTAGTTTCTCGCCGTAGATTTGCCGCAACAATACCATCACCAAGACCTTTAGAAGGCGATTTAATTTATATTCCCCTTCTACGAAATCTCTATGAAATTACAGAAGTCGAACATGAAAACGACCAGGCAATGTTCTATACACTCGGTCGTGGTCGTGGCGGTAATGTTTATGTGTATGCATTGAAACTGAAACAGTATGTGTTCTCAAATGAAATCATACAAGTTGGTGTATCTGAAATTGATGACCAGATTCGTGATTACTATCCAAGAACAAATGTGACATTAAGTGCTGGTGGTACTGGCACATTCATTAATGATGAGATTGTATATCAAAGTGCCAATACTTTTGCAAATGCTACTGCGACTGCTGTTGTGCATGACTTTTTACCAAATTCACAAGTTACAATCTTCCGCACGATTGGTACATTTACGGCAGGTGGTACAATTAAAGGCAACACAAGTAATGCGACATGGACAATCTCTACTGCCGATGATTTGACACCGCTCGACAATGCATTTGAAGATATCATTGACAACAATCGTATTCAAACGGAAGCAAATGGCATCATTGACTTTACTGAAGTAAATCCTTTTGGTGAGCCCTGATGCTAGGTAACGCACAATATTATAATCGTTCTATTCGCAAGATTGTCGTTGCATTTGGCACAATCTTCAATGACATTCAATTACAGAGATATACAAAAGATGGTGCAACTAAAAAAGAAATCTTTCGTGTGCCGTTGTCATATGGTTCCAAAGAACGATACATAACCGCAATTACATCAGACCCAACATTGGTCAGAACAATTGGTGTCAATGTGCCAAGAATGTCATTTGAATTGACTGGCATGGCATATGACCCATCTCGCAAACAACAATCTCTTTTACAGAACTTTGCTCAGAATGTCAATGGTGGTTTGAATGCACAATATGTTCCTGTGCCATACGATTTCAATTTTTCAATGACAATTTATGTGAGAAATACTGAAGATGGTACACAAATTGTAGAACAAATTTTACCATTCTTCAAACCTGACTTTACAGTTACGGTTGATATGATTCCTGACATGGATCAAAAGTATGACATGCCAATCATTCTCAATTCTGTAAACACAACAACAGAATATGAAGGTGCCATGTCCGATGGCACAACTCGACTGATTACATGGGACTTAGAATTTACTGTTAAGAGTTATATGTGGCCTGCTGTCAGAGAACCAAACGGATTGATTGGTACATATAGTTCTATTTCTGGTCGTTATGGACAAGCAAATACAAACATCTACATAGATACACAGAATCGTGATGCACAACAAGTAACTGTTGACTATGCAAATGGCAATAACTACTTTACAACCGGCGAAACAATTCGTGTTGACCGAACAGATACAAATGAAATTACTGGCAAAGTTATCTACTTCAGTAATAGTAACAATGGTATTTTAATTGTAGGAGAACTCACTCAACTATTACAGGCAAATGATATTGTCGTTGGTGATTATACTAATGCAACCTACAATGTAACAGCAGTATCGATTTCGCCTCTCAAAGCAGTAGCAATTGTAACTAAACCAGTGCCAGAAAATGCAGAACCAGATGATGAGTTTGGTTTCTCTACTGCAATTACAGAATGGCCTAACACATTATTATGAAAAATCTAAATGAAAAACTTTCTGAAGCACTAGATATCGAACCAATTGAATTAGAAACAACGACAGAAATAGTTGAAGTTAAAGATTCGGTTGAAGATGATGCTGAGTTTGCCAGACAAAACATTCGCAGTTTAATTGCCAAAGGTAATGATGCTGCATCTCACATTGTTGAAATCGCAAAACAATCAGAACATCCTCGTGCATTTGAAGTTGCCGCAGGTATGTTAAAGAATCTTGCAGACATGAACAAAGACTTGTTAGAAATTCAAAAGAGAAAACAAGACTTACAGCCAAAACAAATCACTCAACAAAATATTAATGTTGATAAGGCAGTCTTTATTGGTTCAACATCTGAATTGATTAAGCAGTTACGAAATGAAAAATGATGGTTATTTAGGAAATGAACGCCTAAAGAAAGTTGGCGTTGAGAT